AAAGCGCTCCCATCGGTTGCCCGGTGGCATAGCGTTGAGGTTGTAAGGACCCAACACCATACTCATCTTTAAGATATATGTAATAATCTCGTGCAACTAATAGGGACGCCCACGCCTTGGCTAGACGCGGTCCAAGGACCGGGCCTAGCAATGCGACCTGAATCGCCAACGGTAATCGATCTGTGGCAGCGGTGAGATCGAAAGAAAAGAGCGCATACGCCTTCTTCGGTACATTCAGCCCCAGTCGGACCCAACCCGTAGGTCGGGAACCGGGACGTCTATTCTCCCTAATAAGAACATCGCGCTCCTTAATCAACGCAACCAGCGGTTTAACCTGATTGTGTGTACCGTCTTGGCGGATCTGTCTAAACAGTGAAAACAAAGCCTCGTGAAGAGGGCGAAGTAACCACTGAGTAAACGGGTCCACCATGGCGAAGACTCTGACTTTCCCTGCCGGTTCCACCTTGGTCCCCAGTTTTCCTAATATCTGGCGGTACGCCACGTTAAGCAATTTAACGGGCCATTTCTTCTTGGCTGATGCAAACATCTTTGCAATTAACCGATCCGAAACGTCCACCACCTTACCCGTGCGACGCTCGACCCCGATGTTATGGGTTCGAGGGTCAAGAGCCCCACGGGACCAGGAATCCATATTTCTCAACAACCAAATATTGTTGGTTTCCGTGCACCATAACTTGAAAGCCTTTCCAAGTTCCGTGGTCTTCAGGATAGCCATCCAAACTCTGGACGTCAATAATATAGATTGAGGCGACGTGGAGGCCATCTTGGCTTCCAACGCCGCATCAGAAACAACTGGAGCCGACTTACTCAACAGCTCAGGCTTTGCTTCTAGCAAAGATAGAGCCGGAATAGGTCCCCCCTTCGCAACCTTCTCCACAATGGGAACGACCGTGCGACCGAGGAACACCTTCAGACCAGCCCAAAAGATAGGTACGAACTCCGAAAAGTCCGTAATTACCTTAGGGTTAGCCGTCGAGGGTTCAACGATAGTACGGAGGTTCAGCTTTCCTTTCATATCGAGAATACGATACAAACAGAAAAGCGATAACCAATAACGAATTATTAGCAACTCACCATTCTGGATCCGCTTACGATGAAGTACAGGAATAACCCGCGGTAAACCACCGCGAGTCCGACTGACACGGGCCCCAAAGGGTCCCGTATCGGAAAGTCGCTGGCCGCCCAAGAACTGCTGCAAGAGAGTGTGACACGCTTTGAGATAGACAATCACAAAGCGCATAGACCCTCCCTTGTACAGTCGATGGACGTACGCCAGGTATGTAATCGTAACCTTAATCAACGACAAGTTCCTCTTTAAACCGATAACTGGAGGTAACAAAAGCAATACCTTCAGCATCGGTCGACCAAGTTTTACCTTGATCAGG